AGTAAGCCAGAAGGAACCCCAAAAGATATACTAGATGCTTGTTTGGCTGGAAAAATAAGTGATGAAACATTCTTAAATGAATGGCAGCGCCGTGACATTTTGTCGGATAGTATTGATGTGCTTGAAGAGCTTGATAGAATAAGTAAACAAGCTCAACAATTATTAGCGATGCAGCCACAACAAGCCGTTCCTAATCCTGATAATATTGATTTAAGTATGAAAACGGTATCATAATGGACTATAATGATTGCATAAACTATCAGGACGATTATGATATACTTGATGAAGATGAGATTTATATGCTAGACGACGATCATATCATTGAGCGCATGGAGGCTCAGGGCAAAAGGCGTAAAGAACCTATGATTAAACGTAATATAGACGAGTGGAAGTAGTTATATTAATATGTATAAAGTTATTGCCTTAACACGACATTCTATGACATTACAATCATGTTGTGATGATTTATGGAAAGAAGAATTAAATAAAATACAAAATAGTATCCATCCCAATAAAAAACGATCACAATCAAAAATTAACGGTAAAAATAGTAGGTGGTGTTGACTTTTAATAATTAAACATTTATTATAATTGTGCAGGTTTGGACAGCCTTGTACCGATAGATTTATCTAGTTATGCTAGAGTCAGAAATATTCTACTAAGCCCATCGTAAAAACATGGGCTTTTTTATTGTCTAAAATATTATGTTTGTTAAATAAACGTTTATCATATATAATCGCCTTAGGCGTTAGTTATTACATTTATTTGATAAACAAGGACAAAATGGAAATTAGTAAATTATTAGAATACGCAACGGATAGACAGAAAGAAATACTTTTGGCTATTGAATCAGAGGGAAGTGATAACAAAGCGGCATTAAAACTTGGACTGAGCAAAAAAAGAATACAAAATGTAAGGTCAGATGTTAATAAAAAAGCTGCTATTATGGGATACTCTCCAAAACATAACCTAGTACACCCAGTTCCAGATGGCTTTAATAAAACAAATAAAAAGTCACCTTCAAACGAATCTCCATTATCTGAAACTTTAATTAATAAATTAAAAACAGGAACAAGAGAAGAATGTATTAATGACTTGAGATCAATGGCTATTGCTGAACCAGATAGGGTAATAACAAGAAATTATTATCGTATTAACGGTAAGTACTGTGAATCGGTGTGGTCTGTATGGGCAGGTACCTTTCTTGAGTTTAAACGTCAATCAGGGATAATTTTAAATAGGTATCAGCATGGACTAGAACGAAATATAGCTAAACATGCTAGTGTAGATCATTATAGAGCTACTAATATTGATCGTAAGAATTGGCATGAAAAATATATTCGTGAAAACTCGAACAGATTTAAAACAATTCTTACTTGCTCAGACTTGCATGATACAGAGTGCGACATGTTCTATCTAAGGGTTTTGATAGATACCGCAAAGCGGGTTAATCCTGATGTAATTTGTTTTGTTGGTGATGTTTTTGATTTAGCAGAGTTTGGTAAATACTCTGTTGATCCTAGAGATTTTGATGTTGTAGGCCGCATTAAGTATGTTCATGAATATATTTTTGCTCCATTACGACATGCTTGCCCTGATGTACAAATTGATTTTATTGAAGGTAATCATGAGGCAAGGCTATTAAGGCAGTTATCTGACGCTACGCCAGCTTTACGTTGTGTTCTGTCAGACTTACATGGATGGACTGTATCAAAGTTACTTGGGCTTGATAATTTTGAAATAAACTACATTGCTAAATCTGATTTAGGAACTTTTAATCAAAAAGAACATAACAAAGAATTATCAAAGAATTATAAAATATATTGGGATTCAGTATTATGTCATCACTTTCCATTTGCACGTAACATGGGGTTGCCTGGGGTTAATGGTCATCATCACAAGCATGAGGTTTGGAGTTATTTTAATCATACTTATGGCGCTTATGAATGGCATCAACTTGGTTCTGGTCATAAGCGATCTGCGTCATACACAGAGGGGGAAAAATGGCATAATGGATTTTCATTAATAAATGTAGATACACATACAAAATCAACTAATTTTGACTACGTGGCAATAACTGATTTTGCAGTATCTGGCGGTAAATGGTATTACAGAAATGAAGATGAAAAATATTAACAAAATGTTAGATAAGAGAATATGCGGTGTATACATAATAAAATGCACTACAAATGATAGATATTATGTTGGATCATCTGTAAATATAAAATCAAGATGGTATGTTCATTTAAATGAATTAAAAAAGAATATACACCACTCTAGTAAACTTCAAAGAGCATTTAACAAATATGGAAAAGAAAGTTTTGTTTTTGAAATATTGGAAGAATGCGAACCAATAAAAGAAATAATACTAAAAAGAGAACAGTTTTATATTGACTCTATGAGTCCGTTTTTTAATATTTGCAAAACAGCAGGTAGTTTTTTAGGTAAAAAATGTAAAGAATCAACAAAATTAAAATTATCTATTTCTAATACTGGTAAAAAAAGATCAAAAGAAACATGTGAAAACATAGGTAAGGCAAAAAAAGGAATTCCACTTACTAACGAACATAAAGAAAAACTTAGAAAAGCTAATTTAGGAAAAGTACAGTCAAAAGAAGCCATAAACAAGCAAAAAGAAACTGTTAGAATTAAAAAAGAAAATGAAATAAAATTATTATCTGATGATGAAATTATTAAGATAGAAGAAGAAAAAAAAGAAAAGATTAGGCTTCAAAACAAAATTCGCAGAGAGATAAATATAGATAGGTATAACGAAATATCAAGAAAAACAAGATTGAAGAATAAAGAAAAAATAAAAATAGCAAATAAAAAATATAGAGAAAAAGTAAAGGAAGATAAAAATAATGGAATAGAACGCATAATCAATGTTAATCATGCAATGTATGATAAATGTGGAGAATTATGTCACAATAGCAAAAAATATATCATCATAACCCCGTTAAATGATATAGAAGTTATAATGGGAATGACAGAATACTGTAGAATTAATAATCTTACACGAGAATGTATGAAGAGAGTACTAAATGGAACATATAAAAAACATAAAGGATATAGATGCTATCATTTTAGCGATTATTTGTACAATAAATTAATTTTGGAGATAGAATTTAAAAAGGCAGCATAGAATTATTAAAAATAGCGTGATTTTATTTTTTATTGTGGTAAAATTGTGGTGATTTTAATAGATAGGATTTAATAAAATGAATGAAATATTAAATGAAGAAGTTAAAGGAATCCTTTCGGAACTAGAATATAGTAATATTAATTATGAAACTGCGGTTGGATCAATACAAAGTTTAATCAGTGAATCCTATAAATCAGGCCGTGACGCACAAAGGGATAGTGATGCTGAATTATGTACGCATATATATAAACATCAAATGGATTTGAGAATAAAAATTAAAAACAATACCGGAGAATTATAAAATAATGCAAATTATAGGATTTGAAAAAAGATTCTCAGATAATAGCGGAGTAGAAAAAGCAGTAAGATATAATTTTAATAACTCTGATATTGGAGAATTAGAGTTTGAAAGTAATGGAGACAAATGCAATTTTTCAATAGATGATTTAATTTGGATAATTGGATGCTTAAATAAAATAGATAAGGAATTAAAATGAAACACCCGCACGAAGAATTAATTAAACAATGGCTTGAAGATACTACGCAAAGATTGCGAGAAAAAACAGTCCATAATGAAATTGCATTTTCAAACATATCTGATTTAATTTGTGATTATGAAGGTAGGCGTGAGTTTTTTATTAAACCAAAACTAGATGAATACAAACACCTGAGAAAGGCAGCCAAAGAAGGTCAGTTCGTAGAAGAACAATTTCATGATGGATGGGTTAGAATTGCGTTTAGTCCTGATGATGTTATTTTTGATAAGCCAGTTAAAAATTACCGCATTGTTGATGAATACAAACATTTACGTCAGGCTATTCGCGATGGAAATCAGATAGAGTTTTTAAGGAAAAGTGATAATAGATGGGATATAGTTATTTTTAATAATATTAATCGTGAATTTACTTTTCCAGTTGAACGATACCGCATCCACGACCCATATCAAGAACTTAAGGAAGCGCAAGAACAAGGTAAGCGGGTTATTAGATTAAAAGATGATGGTGGATTTGTTGAATGTTTTTTCGGGCGTAAATTTGACTTTGACTATGATGAATTTACACCAGAACAATACAAAATAGTTGAAGATGATATTACGGAAACAGTAATTATAAGTCAACATTATTGCGTGTTTGGCGGCGTAAAAGTACAGTTAACAAAATCAGGCATCGACGGAAAAATTACGGCTGAGGTTATGGAATAATGGATATGTTTTCAGTAGTGTGGTATAGAACTAAATATGATAATAAGTATAATTGTGTTAGTGATGAAAAGCATTTATTTATGTGCGATAGACGATCTGCATTTATGCTGTGGACTGCATTAATCAGAGAATGGCCTCATGTTGAGGTGAGAAATCTAAATGGTGACTTGCAGGATATGAGTAAAGGATTATTAGACATGTCAATTATTAATTTTTAGGTGGAAAATGAATAAAATAGAAAAAAGAAGCGATTTGTATAGGGAATGGGCTAGAGTAATTGACATGTGCGAAGGAACAAAAGTAAATTCTTTGGAGTGTGTTAAATGGTATGGAAATCTAAATACTTTTTAGTCTAATTTATTAAATACTGCTAATATTGATACTTTTGAGTTCGCCATTGCAGTAGTAGAAGATCGACCTGTTTTTGTTGGAGATGATCTTTATAACAAAGAAAATGGAAACAAAATAACAGTATCAAAAGTTATAAAATATCATGCTTTTGAAGAAAATAATATGTTTGGAATAGGAGTTGATTTATTATCATGGAACCCACCAAAACCAAAAGTATTATGTGCAATAGATGGAAAAGATGTATTTATAGGTGATACACTGTATTATTGGAATAATTTTGATCATAAAGGCAATAGTAAAAAAGGTAATCTACAATCTACAAAAGAGGATATTCATGGAAGAATATATTTAAAGCTCGATGTTACCGATGGTCATTATGATATTAGATGCTTCTCATTAACAAATAAACCAAAAACATTTAATTTGAATGGGGTTGAGTTGAATAGACCATATGGATTAAAAACATATATTGATGAAAGAATTGATGGTATTGTTTATGGTATTCAATTGGATTTTATAACAAAAGATCGTAAAAAATATGATGAATTAAATGAAATGATAAATAATAGTTTGTAGGAAAAACAAAAAAAAGCCATTAAGTTTTTAATTTAATGGCTTTTTTGTTAATTTTCTTTAATCATTGCTTGAGCGTAAATACTACCACCACTAATTTGAACTCCAATACTAACACCTCCTTGACAAATCCATCCTTCATCTTCATCTAAAAGCTCATTAACTAAATAAGTTAATTCTTTTATTGTATGCGATGAAAATACAATATATTTCATATATACTTATCCTTACACAAAAACAAAGCCTGTTAAGGCGTAAAACCTTATTTTATGAATGCGTTATATCTAGCTTTTCCTGCATTATAAAAATACAAAAATGATTCCATTTTATCTTTTTGTTGTTTCGTCATTGTTGTTTGTGATTTTTCTTTAATATCTTCTATCATTTTAATAATTCCATGTAATCTTTAAGTTCTTGTTTTGTTCCGCTAGCAACGCTTACAAAATGATAACCAGAAATCATACCTAAGTAATTTTTATAAGGTTCTTCTTGTTGTAAAAAATATTCATCATTGCCGCAGCAGCATGTTTCAGGATGGCATTGCCTATCGTAACATGATGATGTAATAGTCGCTTTTTTATTAATTTTATAATCTGGATTTATCCACATTTTAACGATTCCTTTTTCTTTAATATAGCATGTTTAGCAAGTTCAATTGATCCATGCCGACCACAGTAAATAGTTTTATTATTGTGTTGTATTTGAGCTTGCCATTTATTTGTACGCTTGCACCATGTCACGCCACGTACACCGGATGAATGATTATGTGCGAATGGCTTTGTTGATTCTATGTCTTTCATGCTACTAACGTCTTCAATAGCATCATCAACACTCATGCCACGATAAACTCTTGTTTGCAGTCTACCGTAGGGCATGTTATGTTGTTTGGATAGTTTAGTTAGATTAGTCATTTTTATTTATTTGTTTATAACAATCTATTGATATTAATATATTTACTAAGCATAACAAAATTAATGTAGCAGCCTCATTAGTTACACACATTATATATAGGTTTATAGCAGAGCATATTATATGCATAATTTTATCCACATTTAGAGTAAGCACACACACCGTCAAGGCAAGTTAAGCATCCGTCCAGTAACATTGCACTTTTTTGTTTGCATGAAGGGCAAATAGAAGCGTTTGGCGGATATTTTGGTTCTTCTTCATCTGATTGTATTGGTTCTTTTGTTTCGATCAATGCAGTCCATTTTTCAGGCTCTAAAACAGAGTTGAGCATATCAATATAATCAAAATGCTTTTCTAAACAATAGCCTATTTCAGCGGTAAGAGATGGCATGAACTTAGGCTTTTCTCCATTAGCGCCTTTTTTAGTCCAATGACCACCAGATGGATCGTAAACTTGCATTAGCTCATCAGCAATGAATCTAACATTACCACCCTTGCGCATAACAGATGATATAAGGCGTGTAATAGCTGTTATATACTGCAAGTGTTCAACATTCTTTGAGTTTATAAAGACCTCATAAGGGTAGTAAACTCCATCAACCATCATCCTATTTACGGTAACATATACAGCATGTTCCAAGGCTGCAATTTTGATCTTGTAGGTTCTTCCATCCAGCTCATCATTTCTTTTAATTCCTTCGTGCATCACTTCAACTAATGGGGTTGCTGGTTGTTCTTGTTGAATATCATCTTTTAAAATTCTCCACGATGTGATTTTTTGCGTAATTTTATTTGTCATTTATATTTTTAGTATTATCTTGGTAAGGTGGAAGATTGTAAAGAATAGAACTGAAGATAAAACCAATCCACAAAGGCGGAGACGTCTTGCCAGATTCCCATCGCTTAATGGTGGTAATCGATATGCCAGTATTATCAGCTAGTTTTTTCTGGCTCCATTCAAAGCGTTTGCGGAAGTTTTTAATATAGTTATTACTCAATTATCCACTCCGGTTTATTTCTATTAGTCCACTTGTGCAAATCACGTTTAGCTCCATTGTAATAGTTGCGATAACCTTGTACCGCATCACCTTCTACTTTATATTCGTCTGGCATACATAGGGCGAATGGTGTTAAGCCAATATTATGAAATGCAATAGGATAATATCGATATGCCATATTGCTTACATAATAGTTCTTACAAAACATTTCAGCTGATTTATGCGATTTAAATTTATCAAATCTAAACATATATTCTTTATTTAGATGTTTTAATAAATCAACCAAATAGTTAAAATTATCTATTGATTCCCTAACCCAAACTGCACAAGGATGATTAACATGACTGGTTTTGTATGGCGTTACTTTTTCACCAGCATAATAATTAACAGCCGTACAGAGCAATTGAGCTGATTCTAGTATCATTTTTGATACGTGCTTATCTACATGAGACTGAGCGCATTTTTCTATATCGTTGTCTAGGATGAATATGTTCATTTTATTTTTATAGTTGTTTGATCGAAATAAACTCCTATTGCATTATACTCATCTATTTCTTTTTCAATGTAAGTAGCTGCTTTAACTATCCCGCTAAAATAACCATTAAATACTATAGATCGTCCTTTAATATTAATATTTTCTGATTTTTCCATTGTTGGTAAGTCAAAAAACAATTCTACGTTAACATGGTATTCTTTATCGTTATTCATTTTTATATGCCTTTTATTTTAATTATATTGGTTGTTGGTGTCCGGTACTGATCTCCGGATTGGTCATGTACGGGATCGCCATACCTAGGATTGCGATGATCTCTCCCTAGACCGCTTATACATCGCGATTGCTGCGTAACAGCCTACGCATTCACCAACATAGATAACCACTCAGTAAAGATATGCTAGCTAGTCTTACGGCTGCATAACAAGTTCTTTTTAACCACTGCAAGTCTTATGTGTGCTCAACTTATTATGCGAGTTGTTATTTATGTTGCCACTAGATATACCGCTAATGGCGACGGTTACTAATAATAAAATTCAAGCCTATAATTTAACAATCTAAAATCAATATTACCATTGCATTTGCATGTTGCAAATAAAAGTAGATTTATATTCCAGAACCAGAAGTATTTGCTTTTAAAATTAGGCTTAAAATAAATCTTAAAGTTTTTATAGTGACACATAAACCAACTAACACGCCTAACTAAAACTCGACAATAACGTGGACCCATTCCCCTATAAATAACATAAATATCTTTCATGTTTATCTCATTTTAATTAAAATTAGTGCTGTCCTTAGATATTCCCATACCGTCGCAGCTCGGCATATTCGATAAAATTAAGCTTTATCACCATTTTTTAATAGAGTGATAGGTTTGAGCGTTTTTTATCTTCTATTATACAATAGCGTCATATCTCTTGACGAAGGCAGTAATTGATCTCGATGTTACCACTCACCGCTAATACTAATAAGGATATATTAGTTACCCGCCATTTTAACCATAATGGCATGGGGATTCTTTTAAATATTACTTAATCGCATTTTTCTCAAAGATTCTGAATGACTAATGCTACTTTGCAATTGATCATTATAAGATTTCCATCCCATAGCGCAAGCCGCTAATAATTCATCATGACTTAATTCGTCTAATTTTATTCCGAACAATGTAGCATCTTTAGTTAATTCTAATCCTTCTTTTACAAATGATTCTGGTAATTTCATCAATCGCACCCACAAGATGATGATCCGCAATCACTAGAGCTTGAGCTTGATGAACTATCGCATGATGATGAATTAGAAGAATAGTCACTATCATAAAAAGTTTGCGCTGAATACGTAGAGTTATTATTTTCTCTTCGCCTACGTTCTTCTTCTTTTTTATTTTGTTCTGTCGTTTGTCTTGTCATGTTTTTAATTCCTATTTAAATTTGTTAAACAAAATACTAAAAACTAATTTAGCATATATAGATACCAAAATCAAGCTTTTTAGTATCTATAGATACCATTTTATCTGCCAAACAAATAAGTGCTTGTTATATATGATATATTAATATTCAAGAGTAGCGCGATGCTACTAACTAATTAACTAACCGTGAGGGTTAAAAATGGCTTTAGCATTATCAGTAGATAGTTTGGACGGATTGCCAGATGCAATTCATTCTTTATATGTTGAACAAGACGGAAAGTTTGTTCTTGATGTCGATGGTGGCGTACCAGATGTAACTGGACTTAAAACCGCATTGGAAAGCGAACGCGCTATTGCTAAGGCTGAGTCTAAGGCTAAAAAAGAACTTGAAGCAAGGTACAACGGCGTTGACCCTGATAAGTACAAGGAATTTTTAGCTAAGGCAGAAAAAGCCGAAGAAGAAAAGATGATTCTTGAAGGCAAGCATAAAGAATTAGCTGATAGGCAGTTGGAGATTAGAGATAAAGAATGGGCTAGGCAAATAGCGGCTAAAGAACAAGAGCTTGAGGAAGAGCGCAAACGTGTTGATAGTTATAAAGCAAGAGCTTTAGATGATCAGATTAGAGCTGCTATTAACGGTAAAGTCCATGATAAAGCAGTAAAGGGCGCTCTACTTGAAGCAAGGACAATGTTCGTTCTTGATGAAAAAGGCAACGCTGTAATGCTTGACGAAGAAGGCAATATCAAAATTGGCAAAGACGGTAAAACCGCATTTAGCCCTTCTGAGTGGATTAGTTCCGAGGAAACAAAGGACGATAACCCTCATTGGTATGCGGCATCATTAGGCGGAACAGGTGCAGTACAAACTAACGGTTCAGGCGGTGGGAAAACCATGGCTAGAGCACATTTTATGACTTTAAGTCCATCCGCACAATCAAAGATTATGCGAGAAGGTGTTGTTAGAGTCGTAGATAAATAAATTTTAATATATAGGAAATATAATGGCTACTATTTTAACCCTCACCAATCTTTTACCTGACATTTATAATGCAATGGATACCGTTGCGCGTGAGCGCGTCGGTTTTATCCCTGCTGTCGCTCGTGATAGCACCGCTGAACGTGCGGCAATTGGCGAGATTGTTAGATCACCTGTTGTTGGTGCAATGCCTGCGGAAGATTTAACTTCTTCTAATGTATCTGCAACGCCACCTACTCAATCTATCAGCAACGTGAGTATGGAGATTACCAAATCACGTTCTGTACCGTTTGGTATTAATGGCGAAGAAACTAAAGGCTTGCAGAATGCTGGTACTTTGGGTTCTATCAATCAGCAACGTATTGAACAAGCTTTGCGTACATTGACTAATGAAATTGAGGTTGATTTAGCTAGCCAACATATTTATGCGTCACGCGCTTATGGTACAGCCACAGGCACTCCATTTAATACAGCAAATGACCTGTCTGACTTCTCAAATACTTTGCGTATTCTTGAGGAAAACGGCGCTCCTAGTTCTGATTTGCACATGGTATTAGGTTCTGCGTCTGTCAATCGTTTACGTGGCAAACAATCTGGTCTTTTCAGTTTGAACACTGGCGGTTCCGTAGCAGAGGAATTGTTGCGTAGAGGTAGCATTACTGCGGCTCCTGTTATGGGCTTTGATCTACATCAATCAGCTGCTGTTAAAACATTAGTCACTGCCGGTACTTCAAACAGCGCGGCTACTTCAGACGCTGCTGGTTATGCTGTTGGTGCAACTGTTATTACCTTGGCTTCTGCCGGTACAGGTTCTTTGATTGCTGGTGATATTATCACTTTCGCCAATGATACCAATGAGTATGTATTAGCTGCTGGTGATACTGACACATCAAACGGCGGTTCTATTACTTTAGCTGCTCCTGGTTTGCGTCAAGCATTGCCTGCTTCTGCCGTCACTATTACTTTGATTGCTGCTACTACTCGTAACATGGCATTCCATAGATCAGCAATACAATTGGCAACTCGCGCCCCTGCTATGCCAGAGGGTGGAGATGATGCTGACGACATGATGCTGGTAACTGATCCTGTGTCTGGTATTACTTATGAGTTCATTGTCTATCGGCAAAAACGTCAAATTAGGTATGAAATTAACTTAGCTTGGGGCGTGAAAACAATCAAAAGCGAGTTTATCAGCTTATTGATCGGCGCTTAATCTATTTGTTATTTATATGTTTAATAGACTGCTCTTAATTGGGCAGTCATATTTATTTGTTAAATAGGAATAATAATGGACGCAAGCATACCATCACAACAAGCAATCAATAAATCCGTTCTAAAAAATCATGAAGCTATGAGATCAAAAGTTATGCGTAATCCAATGGATAAAGCATTCCCAATGCCAAATGGTGCGCGTGATATGGACGATATGATGTCAGCAATTCCAAAGGGGATGAAATAAATGGCAGTTTTACAAGTTGAATCAACTCATCCAGAGTCACAAGGCCCATATGTCTTGATTGAAGAAGAAAGCTTCAATTCTGATATTCATGTTCTTTATGATCCGAATAAAGTTGAAAAGCCAAAGAAAGAATTAAAAGAACCCAAAGAACCAAAAGCTCCTAAAGAGCCAGAAGTTAAAGTTAAAGAATCCGTAATTAATGCTTTAGGGGATAAATAATGGCTACATTAGGCGCGAAAGATACTTATACCGACGTTATTCAAGTCGGCAATCAATTTACAGTAACAAATGCTGCGACTTCAACTTCATTGGTTGAAATTTGGGATGGTTATAATACTCTGATTTCATCTACTTCATTAGCTGCAAGTATTAGCAAAAAGTTTGGTGAATATCGTCAAGAATACCGCATTAAAATTAGCTGTTTGACAGGGTCCTTGACTTATACAAAAACAGCTAGTTCTGGTGTTGTAGTGGGCCGTGCAACTCAGACTAATGATTCCGCTGCTGCTGGTGAAATTGGCGAGTTGATTACCGCAACTGTTGCCGTTGGTTCGCCTGTATCTGAAACAACTGCTACACCTGTAAATGTTACATCTATTAGTTTAACTGCCGGTGACTGGGATGTTTCTGCCGTAGTTGATAGAGTGTTGACAGGTACAACTGCAAGTATCTATGGCGCTGGTCTTGGAACAACAACTAATACAGTGTTAGGTCAGGCTGGTGGCGGCGGTGTAGGAACAGATTCTTATGTTACTCAATCTGTTACTTTTGGTACAACTATTACAGGGACATATTGCACTTCAATTCCGCCTGTGCGAGTAAGCTTAGCATCAACTACTACTATTTATTTGGTGGCTGCTGATACATTCTCGGCTGGAACCGTTGGTCTGTATGGGACGTTAAGAGCGCGCCGGGTTAGATAATTATATAAGTATTAAATAAACAACTCCTGCCCTTAAAAAAGGTAGGGGTCTATTTAACTAATATGAGTAATAATTATGGCAATGCAAAACAAATCAACAGATGCTTACGATGCAAGCTTAATTATTGCAGATAGACAATCAACATTATATGGATTGACTGGATACAATTCAAAAGCATCTGCTCAATTCATTCAATTACACGATTCAGCAACTTTACCCGCTGATACGGCAATACCGGTAATGATTTTAACCGTCCCCGCCACATCAAATTTCAGTATTGATTTTGGTATTCATGGAAGATATTTTAATAATGGTATTGCAATTTGCAACTCATCTACTGGACCGACAAAAACAATAGGATCGGCAGATTGCTGGTTTGATTCACAAGTTGTTTTCGCCTAAATGGCAACCGTAACAACAGGTAGTGATGTTAGACGTATACTAGCAAATACTACCGGAACCGGGTATTTGATTGGATGTACTGTTTCAATAAATGCAGACCCAACTAAATTTGACGTTTCTTCTGGTAAGTTAGTTTTTACAGATAACTACACCGATCCATCTAATCCTATTGTTTCGTTAGTTGATTTTGCTGGGGTAACGGGTGTAATTCCTACAAATGCCAATGGCAGTAATTCCATTGGCATTAACAATTTAGGGCAATTAGTAGATACAACTGGATCAACGTCTAGTGAACAAAGACGAGATACTGTTTTAATAGGTGGAGCCACAACACAAGGTGGTGTTGTTATTAATACATCAAATGGCAAGGTAAGGGCATTTGATATTGCTGGTACTTCCGTAGATTTAGTATTTGCATTGGGGATTTTAAATTTATCAGGGAATGATTATTCTGCTAATGGTGCAAATTTAAAGATAAATAGATCGGCTGGAAGTTGTTTTTTCTTTGGTAATGTTGGCAATAATAAAGACCCGAACAATAAAGTATCAACACAATCACTTGCTGACCAGTTTTTTACCGTATATAGAAATGGAACGGGCGGCGCAGTAGTTAGTGCATTAACAGATACCATAGAAACAACAAAATATGATAATGGAACTGGAACATTATCTACTTTAGGCAATAATAAATGGGGTATTAGGTGGATTACCTATATACCACCAGCAAATTTAACGCGCATTGCTTATGGACAGGCTGAATATGCAACAATGGAAGCAGCTATTGCCGGACTTATAACCGAGGCTCCGGTATTAACAGCATCTAATATTACATCACAAGGAACTCAGGTTCGATCGGCTTTAATATTTAAAAAAGGCGCGACAGATTTAAGTGATTCTGCTCAAGCTATATTTAGGAATGGTGGTACTTTTGGAATGCTTACTAATTCAGGAGTGTCCGCGGTTTCGGTACAAAACTTACAAAGTGTTTATGACGCTTCCGTTTCTCCTGAATTAGTTACAGATGCAACGCGCGGGGCATTAACTGTTAAGCGTGGTTCTGCTGCTGATACAGACGCTATTTATGAGGGACAAAATGGCGCTGGTTCGGTAACATTTAGTGTTACTGGCGAAGGAGTTTCTAAGTCAACTGGAGTTAAGTTTAACACGGTATTAAAAACCACTACATACCAAATACTTACAAATGACTACACAATAAGATGCGATGCTACTGCTGGCGCATTTAATGTAACATTACCTGACGCTATTGCTAATACTGGTCAAGTTTTTGTAATAAAGAAAATAGATATATCTATAAATGCCATAACTGTAAATACAACATCGTCACAAACAATAGACGGTGCTGCGACTAAATTACTTGCTACTCAATATTCATCAGTAATGGTTCAATCAAATGGCGCTAATTGGAACATTATATAAATGATAAATAAAAAACCATATAAACCACCGCAATCACCAAAGAGGTTTAAATAATGCCGCCTTTAAAAATGGGTTATTCAAAAAAAACTATAAGCAAAAATATATCTGCTGAAATGAAAAAACATCCTAAGATGGATCAAAAACAAGCCGTTGCAATAGCATTGAGTATTGCTAAAAAAGCAAAACAAAAGGCTAAAAAGTAGTGTATTTGTTATTCTTATCACTAATATGATACACTGTCAAATATTAATTTTATTTAAGGAATATTTGTGTCGTTGATTTCAGAAGATGGTTCACAAGTATCAGGGGCTGAGTCACTTTGCAGTGTTGCGTTTGCTGACACCTATCACAGTGATAGAGGGGCATCTGCATGGGCATTATTAACAACTGCGATTAAAGAGCAAAACCTGCGAAAATCAACAGAATTTATGTTCCAACGATATACGTTATATTGGGATGGATATAGGGTTACTACAACTCAATCATTAGACTGGCCTAGATCATTTGTTTTTATTCGCCCACAAAGAACGCAATATCAATTATATATATCAAATACAATCGTACCTATTGAAGTGCAACGTGCATGCGCTGAGCTGGCTCTAAGGTCATCATCTGCTACATTGATGCCAGACACCAAGACTAGACAAAAGCGTAAAACTGTTGGGCCTATAACTATTGAATACGATATATATAGCCCACAGAATCCTGTCTATAAATCTATCGATGCCATGTTAGCGCCTTATCTTAAAGATGGTGGCATGTCGTCGGCATCTAGTACGGTGCAAAGGGCGTGACCGATCAATTCTTAGACTGGGCAGAATTGGCACAGGATGTTGATGATATATTTGCTGGCTTTCAGTCGCTTACACTTACGCATACTGCGACGGGGGCTTATGACCCATCTACCGGTACGGCAAGCGTTACAACATCAACGCAAACTGCAAAAGGCGCAATATTTGAGTGGGGGCAACAAGGCTCAACGCCTAGTTATGGACAATCAAATATACCCGGTACATTGATTGCTGACGGTGATAAACAGCTTTATTTATCGACTGTAGGAATAACAATGCCACACGTAAATGATAGCGTGACCGATGCTAATGGCGTTGTATATATTATAAAGATGATTAAACCGTTAATGCCTGCGGGTGTTGCTGTTTTGTATGAATGCAACATCAACGGGATATAGGCAATGTCAACTGAATTTGAAATACAAATACAGCAATTTGTTAATAGAACAATAGAACAACAAAACAGAATAACAAAAGGAATAGTTGATAGTGTTATTCAATCTGTTGTTATGGAATCACCTATTGATACTGGGAAATTTGTTGGTGATTGGCTGGTCGGTGTTGATGATGTTCCAACGGGTACGACAGATATATATGACACACAAAAGACTGGAACTGTCGTTCATTTACAATCACAAGTACCAGAACAAGCATCAGGGCATGTATATACGGTAGTTAATAATTCTGATTATGCATGGCCTTTAGAGAATGGTCATTCAATGCAAGCTCCGTATGGGATGGTAGAGAAAACCGTTATTCAGTTTGAAAGAATGATACAGGATGAGGTTAATAAGTCTAAATGAGTGAAATATACGTAAGACGTGCAATAGAAACAGCTATTAATGGAATGGCTGGTATGAATACGATTGTTTCATCATCGGTAGCCACATCAACGGTAATAACGACTACATTACCACATGGATTATCTACAGGAATGATAGTTACTATTGTTGGTCATTCAGGTTCAACTCCTAGTATAAATAGCAGTTATGTCGTAACTGTTACAGGTGCAAGTACTTTTACTGTTCCAGTTAATGTAACTGTGGCGGGTACAGGTGGCGGTTTTACAGTAACGGCATGGGAAAATATAGCCTTTACAAAACCAGCTCCTATTATCCCCTATCAAGTAGTATGGTTCCCTGATTTTACAACAGAAAATCCTACTATGGGCGATGGTTTTTATAGAATACATTCTTATTTTCAAATAGATTTAATGTATCCAATACTTAAAGGAACATCAGCTATTGAAACCAGAGTGCAATTAGTAAAAGATACATTTAAGCGTGGAACCTCATTTACTAATAATGGCGTTACAGTCAGGATTGAAGATACCCCATTTGCTAGTATTGGAGTTGCCGATGTAGATGCTTATAAAAAAGCAGTTAAGGTAAGATATTGGGCAGATATATTTGCTTAGTTGCTTTTTTTATATAATAGATATATAATGCTTGACAATATGAATAAATCAACAGTCATTTTGCATGAAAGCTTAATACGCGCCTTCAAGGGTGCTATTTCCGCATGGGAAAAATGGCTGATCGAAGTAAAGAAAAACTAAAAATTTAACTAAAAAACAAAACATCAAGCTCGCTATAATCCTCGCTAACAAGCCTCGATTGTTAATTGCCACCTTGAATATTAACCTAAATATAGGAATATTTAATAATGGCTATCGCATCCGGCTCGTCAAAGTTACTCGTAGCAAAAAAACAATCCGCATTAGGTACAAAAGCTACTGCTGCATCTGCACAATATTTTAGACGCGTATCGTCAAATATTACGCTTTCAAAAGATACCTATCAATCAAACGAAATTCGTCCAGATCTTCAAATCCAAGACTTTAGGCATGGATTACGTAAGGTGGGTGGTACTATTTCTGGCGAAGCCAGTACAGGTACTTATCAATCATTTACCGAGTCAGTTTTTCGCGCTGCTGCATCCGCTGTTGTTACATCTAGTGCGTTAACTGATGTTACCGCCGCTGTAACATCTGGCGCATCAGGTACATTCACAACCGTAGGTGCTAACTGGCTAACTTTAGGTTTTAAAGTGGGCATGGTAGTTACATGGTCTGGATGGGCTACCACTGGCGTTCCTAATAACTCACATAATTTCCTGATTACTGCATTATCAGCAACTGTCATGACAGGCACTATGCTAGACGGCGTTGCTATTGGTGCAAAAGCGGCTGGCGATTCTGTTACCGCCGTATCATCTAAATATGTATCTATTCCTTTAACTGCTCATACCAAAGATTATTGGACTATTGAGCATGTATTTACCGATATTACTCAAGCTGAACAATTTAAAGATTGCGTGTTCACTAAAATGGACATCAAGCTTCCTCCAACTGCTATTGCTACCGTTGATTTTAACGTAATTGGTTTGGATGTTGATTATTCAACTTCTGCTTATTTCACTACCCCTACTGCGGTTACTTCTACTGGCTGTTTAGCCGCTGTTAATGGCTCATTGTATGTGTCAGGCGTAAAGGTCGGTACTGTTACTGGATTCGATGTGTCTATCGATAATGGTGCAACTGCTGTTGGTGCTGTTGTGGGTGCCAATGTATCCCCAGACGTTACATCTGGTATATCCAAGGTAACTGGTAACATGACAATTCTTTTTCAAGATTCTACATTTAGAGACATGTTTAACGCTGAAACAGAAGCATCTGTAATCGGAGTTTTTACTGCATCAAATCTACCGGGTGCGCCTTATCAGTCTATTGTAATTCCTAGAATAAAACTAGGCGGAGCTGGTGTTGATGATGGTGTAAAAGCACTTACTCTAACATCACCATTTACAGCATTGTTGAATAGTGCGGGTGGAACAGGAACTTCTTCTCACGCTACAACAATCACAATTTATGATAGTGCTTTCGCGTAAGGTTGCTTAAATCTATATATAATATAAAAAACAAAGCCCATATATACTGAACATATAATATGGGCTTCTAATCACCATAACTAATCGGAGTTACAATGACTGAAAGTATTATAACAGATATAAAGAAATGTTTGCAATGTGATAAGAAAGTACATGCAAGAAGATTATGTAAATCTCATTACACAGTTTCATTAAGAAAAGGAGTTTTTAATGGAAAAAGTATTTATACAGGACATATGAATATAGTAGATAGATTGGAAAATTTGTCTGAAAGAGTAACTGAATCTGGATGTCAAATATGGATGAGTCCACTAACAAATACAGGATATGGAAGAATAAGTATTAATAACAAAGTTATGCTCGCTCATAGAGCATCTTATGAGGCTTATATAGGAAAAATACCAAAAGGAATTGATGTATGCCATACGTGCGATAATCCATCATGTATAAATCCTAGTCACTTATTTTTAGGAACACATAAAGAAAACATGGAAGATATGGTTATAAAGAAAAGACAAGCTTACGGAGAAAGAAAGATTAAACAAGCAAAGCTTACAGATGAAGATGTTCTAATAATAAGGAATACTAAAGAATCTCATATAAAATTATCTGTTAAGTATAATGTTTGTAGACAATTAATATCAATGGTTAAGCAAAATAAAAGATGGAGACATATATAACATCTTTCGCTTAATCAAAACCCAATCCGTTTGGCAGTTATATTTTAATTGCCAAACACTTTAACCACAACAAAGAGAAACTATAACATTATGTCAATCGAAAAACCATTACTTTCACTCGCTTCTTTTAATGCCTCTGAAAAGTGCTCAAATGCTTTTAATATGACTTATTTAGATGAAAACGGAGAAGAAACAGATTGGGTTCTGCAAATTATCGGAGACCAAGCTCCACAAGTTAAACGCGCTATCTATTCTAAGATAAATGCTAAACGAGCGCAAGAAGATTTCTTAAAAAAGAAAGGTAAAACTGCTCCTTTAGAAGATATTGAGGATTTAATTGCTGATAATCTGGAAGGTTTGGCCGCTTGTGTTGTGGGCTGGTCTGGAATTGTTGAGCCTTATTCTGCTGAACTGGCAAAACAAGCTCTTGAAAATAACAAATCATTAGCTGAGCAAGTAAAGTCAGCAAGTGAGAATATTTTAAATTTCACAGTAAGCAAATAGAAGAATTAGTTCTATTTGCTAAAAACAATTTTGAGTTAAATTCAGATCAGGGAGACGGCTCGTCAAGGGCCGATCACTTTGATCTATTTGAGAAACAAAACGGCTACAAACATCCAGACCA